GGTAAAAATGATTGGTCTATTTCATTTGTAAATACACCTGGTGATACAATTTTTTCAGCCATTTATCGTCTCCGAATAGGTAAGGATTTAAATACAATTATTCATATATAAATATTACCTATTTTTTCAAAGACTGGAAAGATATTCTATTTTTCTTATTGTTCTGTTTTAATTTCAGTTGTTGGCGTGTAAACACCTGTGGTAGGATCTAAAGTACCAGGACCATACTTTTCTGTAATACCATTAAGAGTTTCTTGCTCTTCTTTTCTAAGAGCTTCCAATTCTTCATGCAGTTTAAACTCTTCTTCTTCTACTTGTTCAGATTGTTTTTCTAAGTTTATTTTTGCAATTGCCAATTGACCGAATCTATTAGTAATCCCATTATTTTTATTACTAAGTTCTTGAATTGATTTTAGTTCATCATCTGTAAATTTAACTTCTGACATTTCGTAACCTCTAGTTTAGTTTGTTATAACAATTATATACATATATAATTATAAAAGTTTTTCAGAAAACGACACTTTTTTTGGAGTATAAGCTCTACCCATTTCTGCAGTTTTACCAAATATATTATCAGTAAACTCAGGTATCATGTATCCTTTAATTGTCATACTGAACTCATTTCGTATCATTCTCTCACCTTGAGATTCCATTTCTATTTCATTTGATATACTACCATCAAGTGAAGACAAAAAACGATAACTTGTTTGGTCACCAAAGTAAGTTTCTAAATGTTCTATCCAAAGAGTATTTAAATCATTCATCTGTTCTATAAAAGAAGTCATCATAACAATACTATAGTTACAAGTTACAAAGTCTGGCATGCCAGTTTTTATAAATTCTTGAACTGGTTTTTGACCTGTGAGTATGGCAAATCTATCATACCTATTATTTTTACTCCAACCACTATTAGAACGAACAACAGATATAAACTTTCCTCGTACATCATTATCAAATGAAAGAGGCATAGCATCATCAAAACCTACTGATGTTCTTTTGATTACAATCATCGGTAAAATTATTACACCGTTTTTATCTCTTAATGTTCCTCTAGCTTTTATAGACTTCCATCTTTCTTCATTACCATAAAGAATAGGTACAGATATAATCTCGTTTTGCTCTCTTACTTTTGGTTTCATTATATTTCGGATATGTTTGATAACAGCAGTGTCTATTTCTTTTAAACCAATAGAGAATCCCTTACCAGCATTTTGACCACCTGGTTTCTTAATGACTACTTTTGGATTACCTTTCTCACTTCTAATACTTGTTTGTGATTCTCGGTTTACCCTTGACTCATAATTAGCATTTTCATTTGTTACTGGTTTAATTGCCACGGCGTAGTTTCCTTAGTTTATCTAACTTACTCTCTGAATCATTTACATACTCTTCAGATTTTAATCCTTTGGTTGAAACTTTATCGATAGATATTTGTTTCTCAATGGGAACATCAACTGCTCCTAAAGTTATGTTTTCTTTCTCTCCATAAATATTACCTTGTTTCAGTAAATCTATTATCTCGTCAAATCTATCGGATTGTGGTTCACCATATACATTTTCAATAGACTCATCTACAACCTCTTCTACCCTAACAGGTTTTACATGATGTGACCTACGAGGTTTCATTACAAGAGTTTTATCTAATAATTGAACAGCCATTACCTTGGTCTTTCTTCAATATTAATTGATGATAATCTACTACGATGTGCTGTAGCTTTTATGGAGTGACTAAAATTTGGATGACCTGCAATAAGTTGTGGTTCGGTCACTCCATTTATTTCCCAATACCAATCATTCCAATCACATATATCACCAGCTTCAGGAAAAAAGTTTAATGAACCACTAGCCAAGTTATTTCTTTGAAACATCAAATCAATCGTAGAGTTAGTGTCTGGTCCTGCTTCTTGAAATTGTTCTACTTCAGGTGCGTTGTATCGTATCAAACAGTTAACTCTAAACCCAACATTAAAATACTTTGTCGAACTTTCTCCATATATGTTTGATGGTGTGTGTTCAGTTGATACTTTATAGATGTCGACAGACTGACCAACAATCTCGTCAATCAGTTCTTCGTTCATATGGTCAACTAAGTTTATTTCTTTTTGGGAAATAAAAAATGGTCGTGTAGCAGACATCTACTTATCCTATGAATATGTTTAATGGTGCTTTTGCTAACACCTCTTGTTGAGCATTTGCTTCTTCAGCTTCTGCTTTTAACTTTTCAGTTAAACTTACTGATTCTAAAAATTCTCTTAATTCTTCCAATAATTGTGTTTTCTCCTCTCTACCCTCAGTCTTTAATGCTTCACCATCCAATGTAACTTCTCCATCAGGTATTGGCATAGAACTATACTTACTTCGGATAATACCAAGCAACTCTTTTGCAAGAGCATAAGTATACTTTCTAATCCATTGACGACCAGGTTGATTGATGGAGCTATAGGTAATAAACTTATATGGTACATTAGAAGGATCTGATACACCGCCTTGTATATCAGCATTAGCATTGTTTGTGTTTCTAATATCGTCTTTAACATAATATTCAAAATATATTTTCTCACCACCATCGCTATCAAGTGGTATTGGAAATATTCTTAATTTATTGTTGTGAAGTTCAAATGAGTAAGCACTCTTACGAACCAAATCAGATGTTTCAATAGCATTTGCTCTAGCCAAATCATAAGATATAGGTTTAAGCACAAATGATATTGCTGGTGAAACATTACCAAATCCAAACGCATCTAACAATTGTCTTTGGTCAAATGTTCCAGCATAAGGATCATAAAATCTTGATACTGCTGCTGGTTGATGATTAAATACTCTATGAACCTCAATTCTTTTTCCACTCTCACTAACCTCTGACCAAATTTCTTGTAAATCATAGTCTTGTTGTGAACCAGATAATGTTATATGTCCTTTTTTTAAATCATAATTTTCATTCAATCCAACTATTTGTCCATACTTATCTGACAAAGTTACAGAAGGACCTAATGATGGTGTTATAGGATCTAAAGAGCCGGTGCTTAAAGAGCCGGATATTCTATTTTTTTCTCCATACTGTTCCCACATCCAATTCTTTATATTGTAATTATTGATGTGCTGAGAGTATTCATTTACTGCTTCTTCAAAACAAGCATAAATTGAACCACTAGGTATTTCAAGTTGTAATACAGGAAACCCAAGTCTTTTAGCACACCACTTAGTTACAGAAACAATATCACTTCCGAAAGTTGAATCAGCATCATAAGTTCCATATGGAGTCTGCCCAGCAGTAAAAGAACTTGGATCAGAATAAGCATAATCTAATTTTGGCATATATTTCTCCTATCTATAAATATATACTTTATAAAAACAAAAGGGGGAAACCTAAGTTCCCCCCCATGTTATGCATCAGAATTATGATTATGATTTAAATTAAATCAAGTGATTTACATTTAATCAAACCATAGAACTCTGGACGGATCATCTTCTTAGCGTATCTCGTCATCACACCTTTTCTTGGTGTAAAATCACTAGGATCGTATACCAATGGAGTTGTAATTAACGGTACATAAGGACTATATACAGCACCAGTTTCTAAGAAGTTACTTCCTCTAAATCCAACAAGGATTTGGTTTTCAGTCATATAAGGATTCTTATAGACTGTGTAACGACCAGCAGCTTGACCTATCTTAGAGATACCCATGCTAAATTG